TCACCTATCCATGTTGGCTTGCGCCATGTCGCGCATGTCGAGTACGGCGACAGCGACATGATAGGCAGCGATATAGAAGACACCGCCGATTACCGCCATGAGGCACCAAGCCGCGACCAGGAAGCCGGCGCCGGCACCACCAAGGCCGAGGATTATGCCAAATACCACGCCGAGCAGGCCGACAGCTACGCAGAGGTTGCCTACCATGCCAACCATGCGGATGGACAGTGGTGGTCCCTTCAGCTTAAAGACGGGACGCTCCTTTTGCTGCGGGGCTTGAAGGGGTGAGATGTCCCGAGGTGGATCGTCCCGATCAAAGCGAGGTTCTGCCCGATCTGTTCTGCGTTTCTTGAACATTACTCGCCCAACTGTTGGAAACTATCTAACAATCTACCACGGCTGCGGTAGGTTTCCAACAAGTGTTTCCAACAGTCTGAGCGTCAATGACCATGCGGAAAGATAAAATGCTGAAGCAAGTGTTGATTAACGGTCATTTTCCAACAGTATCAACTGCATGGAAGATGTACCTGGGGTCTGCTAACTTCGTCAGAAGACGACGGAAGTAGCACCAGCCAAAAAAATGCCTTGTAAAGTGAGCGTTCTAACTTACATATATAAGCACAGCCCGAATTATGTCCGGGCTATCTCTTTATTTATTGATCTGCTCCCCCCGCCGGCAAAGTGCTGATGCGGGTTTTTTTGTGTCTGCTGGGAGCCGCGGAGTTTGAGGTAACGAACTATGCAAATTTTTTGTGATGAAAGCGGCGGTGCCGATCAAGAACACTTTCTTGTAACCGCAGTCCGGACAGATGGCGAAACAGCATTCCGTTTAGTGAAAAAGATAAAGAAAATTTTAAACATCAGGAATGAGTTAAAAGGCAACCAGCTCAACATTGATCAAATTCGAACCGTTTTGAGCATAATGGAGAAAAGTCCCGATACCATGGCGGTTTCAGTTATCTGCGGAAGAAGTGAACCTGTTGGAGGTTGGGCTCTCGGTGCACATGCCGAGTACGTTATCTGGGGAGAATTGATTGTTGAGAGCTGCCTACCACTTCATGAGAAAGGCATTCGTGGTGTGGTACCTGATGGCGGTCGCTATAAGCGAACCCTGATCCGATCTATCGAATCTGATACTGCTGACGCCTTAGCTCACCGTACTGGGCTTCCGTTGGTTCCGGTTAGCTGTGCCGACAGTGCTGGTACACCCGGCATCCAGATAGCCGACATTATCAGCAACGCAGTTTACCGGTCACTGGGATCATTCGCGGATGCTATGGAATGCAAACAACTTATCGATCAGCTACAAAAAGCTGGGCAGATTCAAATTCGGATGCTCGAAATGAAAGACCGACAGCCAGAATGGCTGAAGGCAGCCATATCGCCAAGGTCACTCTAAAACAGCGAAAGCCGCCCCATAGAGGCGGCTTTCTGAATTAGAGTGCGGCGCTTCGCCTATCCCCCGCCTAAGTGACTCTCGGTGCCAAACGGCCCCTCCTGGACGGGCAGCGGGCGCGGCCATTGCTGGACGCTTACCTCGCACATTACTAAGCTAGTGTAACGGTTACAGTAGGTCAACACACAAAATGTGTCTGCTCCTTTAGAAAGAGTCCATTCTCGCCGCCGACGTCGCAAATACGGGTCTTCGTATCTCGGTGCGCACTGGCACACTTTTCTCTTGCGCAAAATCTTTCGAGGGGCTAGACAGAGGGCGCGAACTTGCGTCCGGATCACGGAATTCACGAAGTTCGAAGCCAGCCCCGACAAGGTCCGCGCCCAGCAGCGCCGGGCCTTTTTTAATGTCCGCGCCGATGTCCAAGCGACGTCTGCACCACAAAGCCCGCGCGTTTCAAATGCGCAGGGCTTTTTTTTCGTCCCCATCCTGGAGATCGATCATGGAAATCATCGAGCGGTTTCATCCCCTGAACACGCTGCGTCCCGAGGAAGTGTGTGCGCTGGCCGGAATCAGTGCGTCGGGTCTGGCGAAGATCGTCAAGTCCGGCTATGCGCCGCCCCCGATCAAGTATGGCCCCAATTGCCTGCGCTACCGCGCCGACGAGATCGCCGCCTGGGTTGCGACGTACCGCTACGGTGAACGCCGTAAGAAGAAGCGGTCGAGAATGGCCCGCGCGCCCGAAGCGTGACGTGGGCGAGCTGGTGCCCCTCTCGGCCTCGACGCGCGACAAGTTGGCCAAGGTCTTGAGCCTGACCGATAGCGAAATCGAGGCTGAGGCGCTGGCGGCCGTAATGGCGGCTCGACGGATCATGACGGCCAATTGCCTGACGTGGTCCGAGATCCTGGCGCCGCCGTTGCTCTCTCCCGACGAAGACGACGAGACCGACGACGACGCCGACGAGCCGGTAACGCTCTCGGTGGCCGAAGCAGTCGATTACTGCCTCGACCGAAGCGCGGCCCTCACCGCATGGGAACGCCAGTTCCTGGTGTCGTTGCGCGGTTTCGAGCGGATCAGCGAGCGGCAGCATGAAACCCTGTGCCGCATCCTTGCCAAATGCCACGCCGCAGACGAGCGATAACGATTTCGGTCCTTTCCTTGACCTCTCCTATTATTCCGCGTACCTTATTGGTACGTATAGGTACGTTCAACGCAGCGAACCCAAAGCTCTCACATGTCAAGGACAGAACAAATGGAAAGCGTTACCGAGGAGCTCGAAACTACAGAAGAACTCGCTAGTCGATTGAAAGTAAGACCCCGCACTGTAATGGTATGGCGAACCCAAGGCAAAGGTCCGCACTTCCTGCGGCTAAACGGATTAGTTAGGTATCGAAAAAGAGATGTTGATGCCTGGCTTGACCAGCAGAAAGAGCAGCCGGCCATGAGCAGTAAAGACTGACCAGAACGCAAAACGGCCGCGCTCCAACCCCGCCAAGAGTTTTGCGCGACCGTTCACGAAGGTAACACTGTGATGAACGATAGCACGTTACGCGAACGAGTCAAGATAGCCGACTCGATGCACATCTGGAGGCCGGCATCATGACCGCTTCCAAGGGTGACGATCCCAAAGTCGTCAAGCTGCCTCGAAAAAAGGCCGCAGCATCAGTAGGCTGGCAGGAACGGCTTTTAGCTAACGAAAAAGGCGGATACAAAGCCTGCGTCGCAAATGCCATCACAGCTTTAAGATATGCCCCAGAGTGGGACGGCGTTCTATGGTTTGACGAGTTCTCAATACGAACCGTCATGCGGCGCCCGCCGCCGTGGGAACTTCCTTCTATGGATTTTCCAGATACCGAGTGGACTGACTGCGACGACATTCGCTTGGCCGAATGGCTTCAGCACCAGGGAATTTCCATCAATCCGGCTGTCGCGGCCCAGGCGGTCGAAGTCGCATCCCGCATTTACACCTTTCATCCGGTGCGCGAGTACCTGACGAGCCTGCCGGAGTGGGACGGTACCATGCGGTTGCCTTACTGGCTGCGCGATTATCTCGGCGTTGCCGATACCAACTACTCCCGCACAGTAGGATGCCGGTGGCTGATTAGCGCGGTTGCGCGGATCTTTGAACCAGGATGCAAAGCCGATTGCGCTCTGATCCTTGAAGGACCGCAGGGGCTGAAGAAATCGACCGCGCTCTCTGTCCTGGGCGGTCCATGGTTTACGGATCAGATAGCCGACCTTGGAAACAAAGATAGCTGCGTCGATGTCCAGGGAGCCTGGATCATGGAACTGGCCGAACTGGACAGCATGAGACGCGGCGATATCGGCACGATCAAGGCTTTCATGGCTCGCGGTACTGATCGCTTCAGGATGCCGTATGGAAAGAGGACCGCCAAGTTCCAAAGGCAGTGCATCTTCGCTGGAACAATCAATCCTGAAGGCGATGGATACCTGAAGGACGCGACAGGAGGCCGAAGGTTCTGGCCGGTCAAATGCACGAAGATCGACATTGACGCACTCAAGGCTAATGTCGATCAGCTCTGGGCAGAAGCTGTCCTTCTGTACAATGACGGTCATCCGTGGTGGCTGGATACTCCAGAGCTGGAGCAGGCAGCCGAAGAACAGCAGGCCGAACGCTATCAGGGCGATATCTGGGAAGGTTTGATCGAGCAGTACCTGAACTGCTACAAGGTAGAAACCAAAGACGACTACGGGAACGTAACCGAAACCCGCTGGCTCGAACGCCATGAGCCGCTGATCGATACATCGATCCCGGAAATCCTAACCGACGTTCTGGATATTGAAGAGTCCCGATGGAACCGGCGCGACCAAATGCGGATCGGCGGCGTGCTGACCGCTATGGGGTTTGAGCGCTACCGCATGAAGGAGAAGGGTCGGCGCGAATACCGGTACCACAAAACGGGCCCTACCTTGCCAGGTAAGGCCCAAGGTGAGGCCCAAGGTAGGGCCCATAAAAAGGTCAATCAAAGCAAAGACTTAGATCATTCAGGCCCTACCTGCCCTACCTGCCCTACCTTTTCTCAAACTTTTGAAGAAAGGAAAGAAAGTAAGGACGAGAATGGCATTCCTACGGAGTTTACGGAAATGGTAGGGCCGGTAGGGCCGGTAGGGCCCGCGACGGTCAAAGCCTTGAAATTGAACGGTTATTCCGGGCCTTACCTTGACGAACAAGGTAAGGCCCAATCCAAGGTAGGGTACTCCATATCCGACACCGTTAGCGAACAAGATCCAGCGGAGTGGGGCTTATAAGCCTTTCCCTCTCAAGACAAAAAACTCAACAATTCCAACGCTTAAGCAAGGGGAATCGGTCTTGTAGGCCCATCCTCTCGCAAGGTCGATAGAAGGCCGCCAAGCCGGTTCCGATCTCGCTCGTCGGGAGATACCGGAAACGACCTAGACCCGGTCGATCGCTCGAAAAAACCGGCCTATCGCCGGTCCTAGACTTCTAACCAACTACGAATTCCCCAAGCCCGCCCCGGACCCCCGGCGGCGGGCTTTTTCGTGCCCGAACCCGAGGAATACATCATGGCTCACCAAGACCCCCAGGCCCGCATTGACGAGCTGGAGCACGCCCTTCGCGTCGCCCATCGCCGGATCGAGGAACTGAACACCCGCGCTCTCCAGGCCGAAGGCGCCGCCGAGAAAGCGTCGGTCGAAAGTCAGCTTCGCGTGGGCTTCCTCGAGGCAGGCATGAAACCAGACATGGTCGAGTTCGCCCTGGCCGATGCCATGGCTAAAGGCCAGTGGAAGATGCATTCCAACGGCCAGCTTGTCCGCATGGTCGATCCGCACACCGCAGACGTCACGGCGCAGGGCGACTACGTCACGCCCGCGATGTGTGCGAAGTCGCTGAAGGCGAAGGCTCCGAGCTTCTTCCCCGACCAGACGAAAAAGCCGTCAACGACGACCGTCAGCTTGGCAAGCGGCGTCAAAAACCCGTGGACCCGTGAAGGCTGGAACCTGACGGACCAGGGGAAAATCATGGCGATCGACATGCGCGAAGCGCTCCGTCTGGCCGAGGAAGCCGGCAGCCCGCCCTACGCCACCAGCCCGCCGCCGCCGAAGACGAAACCGGCCGACGAGAAGATCAGCAAGGCGACCGGCCAGCCCATCGTCTCGCGCGCCACGTTCTACTAAGAGGCCCCACCATGAACAGCCTGTACCCGTACAGCAGCGGCGGCACCGCGCCGCCCGCGAACATGAACCATGGCACAAGCGTCGCTTCTCGCCATCCCGACTACCTTTCCATGCTTCCCGCTTGGGCGCGCATCGACGCCGTCATGGCAGGAAGCGACGGCGTCAAGGCGGAAGCAAAGCAGTTCCTGCCGATGACCGATTACGACGTGCGCAATCCAGAACAGTATTGGGCGTATGTAACTCGCGCCAACTTTATCAATTACACGCTTCGAACAGTATCGGCGCTTGAAGGCTTGATCTACCGCAAAGACCCGACTGTCAAAGTTCCTAAGCAATTCGAGAAACGACTTGATAACATCGACAATCGCGGGTCCAATTTTTACGTATTCAGCAAACGGGTGGCGCATAACCTGATCCGGTACGGTCGCGTCGGTATCATGATCGACTACATCGGAGAGGGCAGGGACCGGAGCGATCCCCTGCAAACCTACCCATTTCTCGCGCTCTACAACGCGCACTCAATCGTCAACTGGCGTACCAAAATCGTCAACGGCAGCATGACTCTCGACCAAGTTGTGTTGATGGAACACTTTCACCAGGATCGCGAGTTCGGCGCTGTCCTGGCGATCCGCTACAAGGTTCTCGACCTGGAGAACGGCGTCTACCGCGCACGCACCTTCGAGCCGACCGGCAGCGGAGACTTCGTTGAGACCGACAAGGTTTATCCAGGCAGAGGCGCGTCTTGGTCGGGCATAAACAAGATCCCCTTTGTCATCATCAATCCCGTCGATGTCTCGCCCGACATGCACCGCCCGCCGATCCTGGATCTGGTCGATCTGAACCTGAGCCATTTTCGGACGAGTGCGGATTATGAGTCCGCGCTTCACGTCCTGGCTCAGCCGACCGCCGTCATCACCGGCCTGCCGGAAGAAAACCAGACCAAGTTCCAGATCGGCGGGCCGCAGATCTGGCGACTGCCGGAAGGGGCAACTGCCGCCTACATGGAAATGCGTGCTGATGGTCTCAGCGGCTCCGAAAGGGCTTTGGCGATGAAGGTCGAGGCCATGCGCGAGATCGGTGCGCAGATGCTCAGCTCGGCGGCCGACGGGCCGGAGACCGCGACCAGTGCCCGTATCCGCCAGCACAGCCAGACCTCCGTCCTGTCGTCCATCGCCGGAACATGCAGCACCGGCCTACAGCGCGCCCTACAGATCGCGCTCGACTGGGACAGCATCACCGGCGAGGCCGAGGTCGAGCTGAACCAGGACTACCTGGAAAGCATCATGGCGCCCGACATGCTGCGCGAGCTGACCGTCACTCACAGGGAGGGCCTGCTGACCAAACGGGACTACGTCTATAACTTGCAGCGTGGTGAACTTCTTCAGCCTGGACGCAACATCGATGAAATCATAGACGAGATGGAGCAGGAACCGCCGGTTCTGGTAGGGCGCCCGAACGGCTTCATCCTCGCCAAGGAGGCGAGCGAGGCCGACCAGCCGCCGCAGCGCAACGGCCAGCAGCCTCCGAAGAAAAAGGGCGGGATCGTTAATCAGCGCCCGCAGCAGTTTCCGCCTCGTCCGTCGCAGGCCAGCCAGAAGCAGGACGGTGAATAATGGACGAGACCAAGCCGCAACGATCGCGGAAGGGTCTCGACCGGCGACCGGAAGGCAGACCGGACAGGCCGAAGGATCGGGCCTGCCTTGTCTGCAACGGCATATTCCGCAGTACCTGGGCGGGGAACCGGGTCTGTACGAGGTGTAGAGGAACGGACGCCTGGAACGGTCCGTCCGACATGTCGGTGACGCGACCTCGACGTTAGACGACGGAGCCGTCCGACTTCTCCTTCATCCTCCTGGACGACACCGTGAAGTCGTCGGGGAAGTCGATCCCTTCCTGTTCAAATGTAGCCTGGAGTTTGAGCAGCGTTTCGAGCGTGGCTTCGACCCGGCCTCGTTCGAACCGGCTGATCGTATTCGTCGCTACGCCGGATTTGGCAGAAAGCTCATCAATCGACCATGCGGCAAAGCCCCTCGCCGCTCTTACCTGACCGCTACTAATCCTTTTTATAGGAGACATACCTACCTCATTGGGAGTAGAAAAACCCGTAATCGAGGCTGTTTTCATGCAATGACTACTTGAAAACAACCTTGGCTGTGGTATCCTACCAGAGTTGAAGCGAAACGCAAACCTCTGGAGCTACCAAATGCTCAATCTCACCACCAAGGCCGAAGACTTCGCAGGCGTCACCATCGCCACCATCGGCAACGACAACACCTTCGCCACCCTCAAGATGCGCCGCATCAACGAGAAGTTCGAACTGCTGGTCGAGCTGACCACCTACTACGGTCTGTCCGGCCATTACGAAAACGAAGTCCTGGGCCGCGAGATCGCGGACGACGAAGATGAAGCTATCGCCATCGCGACCGACCTCGAATACGACGCGGTCGCCAAGCTGAAGATCCTCGACATCGACTATTCGAAGGACCCTCGCGGTTTCCCCGAAGCCCTCCAGGATCATTGCGACGCAGAGCGCGCCCGCATCACCAGGAACGCGCAGAACGCCTTCGTCGCCGCCGCCTATGCTGCGTTCGCAGCCGCAGCCGAGTGAGGCGGCGTCGTGGCGCAGCAGCGCGAGGTTCCGATCGGCCGCACCGGCTCAGCGGAATACACCCTTCGCGGAATGTGGATCTATCGCAGCGTCGCCGGGCGGACGTACAGGTACGATACCGCCGAAGGATTTGCCCGCGAGTGGCACACAGGCGCATACGGCGGCTCCTGGCGCGATACGCCAGAAGGTAAGGCCCTACTCGACCGATTTGCTGATTAATCATCCGGTGCCGGGGGTTGCGACAACAACCTCCCGGCTCCACCGAAGCGGAGTTCTATCTAGTGGCTACCATCCAGAACACCACGACTCATACACCCGGAAAGGTGGCTCTGTCCATCCTCGCCGGTTGGACCGCAGCCTCCGACGACACCTGGGAGATCGTCAGGGGAGCGCTCGAAGACGTTGGAACGACCAACGCCCGCCGCGCGCCGATCCAGAGCCTGACCTTCACGCCGCGCCTCCTTCGCCAGGGGAGCGCCGCCAAATGACCGCACGAAAGGAGAAGCGCCCGAAGGTCGAGCAGTTCAGCCTCGGCCTCGCGATCACCGACCCGGACAAGGCCCGCCAGCAGGCCGCCAGGAAGACGCGCAAGTGCCTGTCCTGCTCCAACAGCTTCGTCAGCGAGTGGGCCGGCAACCGGACCTGCGGACGGTGCAAGAACACCGTTTCGTACGACGGCATCTCCGACTTCTCCCTGTCCACCGCAGCGTTTTGAGGATCACGATCATGGCAATTCGTCTCACCTCCGCGCAGCGCTGCGTCCTGGCCGACTCCACCCGCGCCGCCGTCCTGGGCTGGCTCATCAACGATCCGCAGGTTCAGGTCCGCGCGCTTCGCATCGCCAACAAGGCGACGACCATCGGCGGGTTCTCGTTCTCCCGCTTCGCTGACATGGCAATCGCGGAAATCGGCGGCGACTTCCGTCCCGGCAGCTCGACGCCCGACCTGCGCTTGCTGCGCTTTCCGCTCAGCCTGACCGAAGTCGTGGCGCTCGCCAACGACATCGAGCTGGAGATCGCCACCGACGACGAGATGTACTGCGCGGGCCTGATCGTCGCGCACTCACCCTATGGTCAACCCGCCATCGGTTCGCCCGAATGGCGCAACTACCTTTCAGTGACCAAGGCGCTGAAGCTGCCTATCGACTACGACGCCAGCGACTGGCGAGAGATCGTCCGCGACCGGCTGCGGGCCTTCCGCCGCGCCGTTGCCGCCGCCGCCGTCTCGCACCTGGTCCCGGCGGAGTAATCGACCATGAAGAAACGACCGACCCCAAGCCTGATGATGGGCAACTACGCCGCGGTGCCGGGATCAGGCCCAACCGACAAGGTGTGTCTGAACTGCAAGCACCTGGTCCGGGATACCTGCCGGTATCGGTGCGGCCAGTACAAGACCATCGCGAAGCGCGAGGGGCGCCCGATCTCGCCGCAGACGCCCGCGTGCCGCTACTTCGAAGATCGCGCCGAGAAGATCAGCACCCCTTAACCAGACCATCAACCCAACCAGGGCGGTCCCTCACCGGGCCGCCCTTTTGCATGGGAGAAGCCCACCGATGTCAGTTCTGACACCCGACCAAGCCAACGAGATCCTGAGTCGCATGACGCCGCCGCCGCCGTGCTGCGATCTCTGCCAGATCGAATTCACCGATACCGAGCCAGCGCACAGGACGTTGATGGGGCCGTTTCCATCCTGGATGTGCGTGAGCTGCCTGACTCGCCATGAAGCGATGATCGAGCGGCGCATGACGCCGAAGGGGCGATAATGGCAGGCGTAATCGGAAACTGCGTCGTGTGCGGCCGATCCTTCATCAGCCCTCGCGGCCGCCGCTGCTGCTCGAACCAGTGCGAGTTCTGGAGCCTTGTTGATCGCTCGGGCGGTCCTGATGCCTGCTGGCCCTGGACGGGACATGTCAGCCCTGTTACCGGCTATGGTGACGTCCCTGAGCGCTACAACGACGGCAAGCGGGTGAATGCCCACCGTCTGGCGTGGCGTCTCGCCAACTGCGCCGATCCCGGCTCGCTCTGTGTCCTTCACCGCTGCGACGTCAGGCGCTGCTGCAATCCCGCCCACCTCTTTCTGGGAACCAAGCGGGCGAACCTGTGGGATGCTTGCATGAAGGGACGCGCCATGGCGATAGGGTTCGGTGAAGGTCATCCGAATGCCAAGCTCAATAATGAAGCGGTGTTCCGGTTGCGGTCGATCGCTGACTTCAGCGCTGATGATATCGGCGCCATGGCGCAGCTCTACGACGTAGGAGTGAGGGCGGTGCGCGACGCTCGCTTCGGCAGGACCTGGAAGCACCTGCCGTCACCGGCACCTCCGGGAGCTAAGTATGATAGCCGATCTGCATCCCGGCATCTCAACCGCCGGCAGCACCAGACTTTGTGTCAAGCCGGAAGAAACCGACCCAAAACGCTGGAATAAGCTCGCGCGGGACGGGAGGACGTTGGAATCACAGGGGAATCGCCCCTGAAACCGACCGCTGAACTAACCTTATGGAAGGGCTGCTATTTTAGGACGTAGTTATAAGAAATATGCAACCGTACAGGACAGCCCTGCCGCTGCGCCAAGGCGGCATCCTGATACGCCTGACCAAGTCGCCGGAACGTGTGGACGAGATATAAGGATCTCCCCGGCGGAAGTTGCCGCGCCTGATCTGCTAGAAGGATCAGTCCGTCCAGATGGTCGACTAGGGAGATGCAATCCTGTGCCATCGTCTGCCACTTAGGAAAGATGACCACCCATAGCTTAAAAGCATGGGTGGCCATGAGGACTGCTCAGGCGAATTACTAAGAGCAGGGAGGCTTGAAAGCTGAACACAGAACGATGCCCCTGCTTGTGCGCTACCGTACTAGAGGGAGCGATCCCGGCCCTACCTCCACCAATGCGTAGCCGCTATCCAAGCAACTGTTCAAACTGGCGTTGAACGTTGCCGTAGCACTCACACGCGGCGTCTTCCAGGCCGGGGCGGTCAAGAATGGTTATGCTGCCGTTCCTGTAACGGATCAGGCCAGCCTGCTTCAGAACGTTGGCGGTGACGCTCACGCCGGCTCGGCGGACCCCGAGCATCATTGACATGAACTCGTGGGTCATCGGGAACTGGTCCTCACCAGCGCGATCATGCGCCATCAGCAGCCAGCGGGTCAGACGCTCTTCAAGGGTATGGTGCTTGTTACACACGGCGGTTTGCGAAACCTGGATATGGAGCGCCTGCATGTAGCGCAGCAGCCGGTTCCGCAAAGTCTCGCTCTCGTTGAACGCCTGCCGCAGCGCTGTCGGGCCGATCCGCAGGGCCGTGCCTTGCATCTGGACCATCGCGCCTAAGGAGGAGATGTCAACGCCAAGGATGAGCGGCACTCCGATCATGCCCTCGGAGCCGATCAGCCCGACCTCCAGAGCATCACCGCCTTCCAGGTAGTTCAGGTATGAGACCATGCCGGTCTCGATGAAGTAGGCAGCGCCGATCGGCTCGTCAGCTTCAAGGAGGAATTGCTTGAGAGACAGGGTGACGGGCGTCAGCGATCCAGCCAGCCGCCCGAAGTCGGCGGGAGGAAGAGCGGCCAAAAGCCGGTTGCGGACGGCGGATTGCTTGACCTGAGACACGTGTGCCTCCCCCGTTCAATTCAGCGGGAGTACACATCTCTCTCAGTCGCCCACAGCCAGGATCGTGGCAGGCAATAGTTTATAATTGGGATGTCGTAGCGGGAAAACAAGGTGCAATTAAGTTAAAATAAATTATCCAATTTCTACATTTTTCCGGTAACTGGTAGCAGGGAAGGCTTCATAACAACTACGATAATACTATAATTTGGCGATATTGATACGCCATTACGTAGTCGCAGTACTTTGTCAAAGTCTGCTGACTCAATTCCGATAACCTTTCCAAGCGTTTGTTCCGGGCTTCTGAATTGGCAAGCGTTTCGGAAGACTGAGGAACAGCACCTTGAGAATTGTAAATCATGTGTTCTCCTTCTTTGAGCCAGGTCAGCAGCCCAGTTCATCACTCAGCTTCTCAAGCTGAGCCGCTGGATCGTTTTATCGAATGCGTTTCCGGTCTCGTCTCTGACGGCAGACCTGTCCAAGCTATGGCGCCACGCTGCACCGTCCACGGCCTGTCGTTTCGCTCTCGCCGCCTCAGCCTGCCTGATGAGAGTAATGGAGTGTTGCAGGCGGAGGCGATCATCCGGTCGGGCCAGTTCCACCAGTCTCTCCAGACGCCCACGCAGAGATTCCAAGTTACCGTCCATCAGGGATTCTTCCTAAACGATGGTCGGCATCCAAACGCGGTTATGCCCAGAGCGTCTGTACGCCAACGAACATCATAATTCGGAAGTCGGACATGTTACGGAAGACGCGGCACCTACCATGGAGGCCGTGTAAGGGACAATATGGAAAGGGCGCTACTGAGGGCTGCGCTCTATTATGATCTGCAACCTACCTATGATCCATCATCCTTGCCGGTTATAGAACTTGCTGTCGGGAGCACGCCTGGCTGTTATCGGGACATGAGCAAACGACAAGAGCCCCGAGTTCAATTTGCCGCCTTACCCTTCCGGCTGGTCGAGGAGCGCCTTGAGGTGCTTCTGATCACGTCGCGCGAGACGCGGCGCTGGATCATTCCCAAGGGATGGGCCGAGAAGGGCACCAAGCCTCATACCATGGCGGCCCAGGAAGCCTTCGAGGAAGCCGGAGTCCGGGGCAAGGTCGGAAAGCTCCCCTATGGCTCCTACCGCTACGAGAAGCGCCTGACGGAAAAACGATCCGTCGAGTGCCAGGTCACCGTTTTTCTTCTGGAGGTCGAGCAGGAGATGGAGGACTGGCCGGAGAAGGGCGAGCGCGAACGGCGCTGGCTCTCCCCGTCCCAGGCCGCGCTGGCCATCAGCGAAGGCGGCTTGGTTGCGATGCTGCTGCGCCTCGGGCTTCCCGCCACCTGAAGACCGACAAGCGCTGACTAGGATCGCCGAACAGTTTTTATGGAAAAAACTGTGCCAACTTGGGCGAAGCCGTAGAAGGGGATGTTACAGAAAGCGAGTGCGGTAAAGTAGGTTTCCAATCTGCTGCCATTGGACTAGACTTTGCCGGTATCCTCATGCCTTTTTGCCGAGACCGCCAACGAGCGGTCGACCAGCGCATCAGTATCCGAGGTCAAGCGCTCCCGCAGATCGACCGGACCCACGCGCAGGCCCCTCTTCGGGCCGAGCATGGGGAGGATCGAGCGAGGACAGCGCTTGACCCCCACAAGCCTATAACCTGTCGGTGTCTTCCGGCTGTTCTTCTATAGAACAACCGGAAGATGCCACCCGGCGAGGGACCTTCTCTTCACGTATTTGCTTACTTAGCTACTTACGTAGATGTGGATATACGCAACAACGTAGCTGCGGTTCAGTAATCGCGCAGTAATCCCTCTCTCTGACAATCGGAATTCCACCATGACAACAACGACCGCCGAAAGCGGGCGCCCCACAGGCATGCCCGCACCGTGGGCTGCCGACAAGGTCGAGCGCCGCCCGCTCGCGGACCTTCTGCCCTACGCCCGCAACAGCAGGACGCATGACGACGCCCAGGTTGCCGCCATCGCCGCGTCGATCCGCGAATGGGGCTGGACCATGCCGGTTCTGGTCGATGAAACCGGCATGATCATCGCCGGCCATGGTCGAGTTCTCGCCGCCCATAAGCTCGGCCTCGAGGAAATCCCGGTGATGGTCGCGACCGGCTGGAGCGAGGCGCAGAAGCGGGCCTACGTCATCGCGGACAACAAGCTGACGCTTCGCGGCGGCTGGAACGACGAGCTGCTGCGCGTCGAGCTGGCGGACCTGAAGACGGATGGCTTCGACCTCACCCTGACCGGCTTCGAACCGGGAGAGATCGACACCCTGTTCGCGCCATTGGAAGACATACAGCCGCTGGCGGATCTGGCACCGCCCGACGACTTCGACAGCTACGACGAGACCATCGAGACGCAGCACGAATGTCCGCAGTGCGGATATTTGTTCTCCGGTGGGAAGGTGGTTCCGCTCGTTCAGGCCGACGACGATGCCGACCATGCCGACGAGTAAGCCAGCCTATCGCGTTCCCACGATGGCCGAGATTGCGGCTATCCCCTGGAACGGTTTCACCGTGGCAAGCACCTTCTCAGGCGGCGGCGGCTCGTCCCTCGGATACCGAATGGCAGGCTTCCGGGTGGTCTATGCCAACGAATTCGTAGAGGCAGCGCGTGCGACCTACGCAGCCAACATGTCGCCTTACACCTTCCTCGACGGCCGCGACATCCGCACGATCACCGCCGCCGATGTCCTGGCCGCGATCAACATGCAGCCCGGCGAACTCGACCTGCTCGACGGCTCGCCGCCCTGCGCGTCCTTCTCGACGGCGGGGAAGCGTGAGGCCGGATGGGGCAAGGTGAAATCCTACTCCGACACGAGCCAGCGGACCGACGATCTGTTCTTCGAATACTCACGCATCCTCGAAGGCGTCCAGCCGAAGACCTTCGTTGCGGAGAACGTCTCCGGCTTGGTCAAGGGAACCGCCAAGGGCTACTTCCTCGAAATCCTGCACGCGCTCAAGTCGGCAGGCTATCGCGTGAACGCCAAGCTGCTCAACTCCCAATGGCTCGGCGTCCCGCAAGGGCGCCAGCGCCTGATATTCGTCGGCGTGCGCAATAACCTCGACCTTGCGCCGGTCCACCCGAAGCCGTTTCCCTACTACTACACCCTGCGCGACGCCCTGGCTGGCTGCTCGACCGAGGGCTTCCGCGAGGGCCTGTCACCGCGCATGACCGAATGGTGGCGACACACCAAACCGGGCCGCACGCTCGATGAAGGTCACGCCATCGTGGAGCCTGGGGCAACCAGCGGCATGACGAAGACGCGCCTCGCCTGGGACCGCGTACCGCCTACCGTCCTGGCGCGTGGCGGCGGAACCTGCGACTACTACCACCCCGACCGGCCGGAGAGTTTTACCATAGCGGAGGTCCGCCGGATCTGCTCATTCCCTGACGACTTCCAGCTCCTGGGAAATTTCAAGCAACAATGGGAACGTATGGGCCGCGCCGTCCCGCCCGTCATGATGTCGCACATAGCGGCGGCGGTCCGCGACGGTGTGCTGCGCAAGGTCTCGACCGGCATCAAGTCGAGCGATGCCCTCCAGGTCTCGACCGGCCTCGAAAACTTTGATGCACGTGTGCCAGCGCCGGATCAGGTCTCGACCGGTCCCGCGGATTTCGAGGCATGTGCGCTTCAACCGGAAAAGGTCTCGACCGGCCTCGACGTTTCGAGTGTCGATCAGGTCCAGGCGGGATACGAGCCATGAAGGTGAAGCCCGACGTCCGCTCGATCCTCCTGGGCGAGCTGGGCCGCATCGAGGGCGAGAGTGTCGGTCTTCTCCTGTCCGGCGGTATCGACAGCGCCTCGATCCTCTTCGCCCTCCAGGAGCTGGGCAAGCGCGTGACGGCCTATAGCTTCATGCTCGACAACCATATGAGCACAGACTTCGCGCTCGCCCGTCGCAACGCCAAGGCGTTCGGCGTTCGCTTCGTTCCCGTCTTCCTGCCGCGCGATCTCCCGGCCTTGAAGCGCGATCTCTACGAGCTGGCGAGAACGAAGCGCGTTGAGAAAAAGACGGACTTCGAATGCGGCTGGCCCATGCTCCATGTCTATGCAGCCGTAGAGGAAGACGTCGTCGCGTCCGGCATGGGCGCCGACGGTCATTTCTGCATCAGCAAGAAAGGCATGATCCACTACCGCGACCGGATCGATGAGTTTCGCCTGGGCCTGTACCGATCTCCTGGATACGCTCAACGTCCGCTCCACGAATGGCTGGCCGCCAAGCATGGCAAGACGATTGCCCTGCCATACCTGAGCGACGCCATGCGAGCCGCCTTCCTGGGAACGACCTGGAACCAAGTCAACCGGCCACGCCAGAAGCAGCCGATCCTCGACGCCTTCCCGCGTGACTTCGCCCGCATGAAGGTCTTGCCGCACGTCAACTTGCAACTCGGTGATAGCCGGATCGCGGAGCATATGCAGAAGATCCTCCTTCGAAGCGATTGGAACCAGAGGAGCGCGAAGTCCGTCGTCTCGATCTACAACGATCTCGTCAGGGGCAAGCTGACGCCATGATCGCGCAACGCGAAAGGGCGAGACCGAAGCCTCGCCCGTCTGGCGTTCAAAAGAGCGGGTGCCCGAACTCAAGGTGGGCCAGTCCTTTCCCCGCTCGTTCTCGTCGTCGGTTCGCCTCGCTCAGTTCCGCCTTGGCGACTTCGACGCCGTCGCGCTTCGCCATGAACTCGGCCGCCCATATGAGCGTGATCGTCGGCGCGTTGAAAACGGTGACGCCGTACACGTCCTGTAGGATTTGGTCGATCGTTGCCATAACTCGCCGCACTCCTGTGAGAGAAGGAAGGAGCGGGGCCGAAGCCCCGCGTCATGGTCGATCAGGCTGCCTTTGCGACCGCCTTGTAGGTCCAATCGCCGCCTTCCAGCTTCGTCTTGCTCAGTTCCATGCTGTTCTTCTCGCAGGCGCGACCGAGAGCAACCGCGCAACCCTTCCAACCGCAAACCTTGAGCAG